CGCGAAACAATACTAAATCTTTACAAAGAGCATTAGATAGTATTGCTGTTAATGCTTCTAGCTACAATAATATTGAAGTTGTTATAGGGCATGATATAGAGGATGCAGAAACGCAGGAGCTGTTGACAACTTATAATAAGGGTTTATCAATTACAAAACTGGCTTTTAAATGGACTTTTTCCACATCTGTCAACAAAGATATCTTACCATTGCTTGTAGAACAATCTAGTGGTCAATGCTTGTGGCTTCTAAGTGATGAGATAGAGATACAAACCAAGAACTTTGATTCTATAATAGAAGGCTCTATGAGATCCTTTTTACAAACCAAACGAGATACTTTATTGTGTGTTAAAACTAACGAACGATCTAAAAACGCCAACGACTACAAACATCCGTCTATGATAAATAGAACAGAGCGTAACTGGTTTAAATTTGACTATGCAATTTTCCCATTAATTACTCGTCAAGTATATGACACATTAGGATATTTAGTTCCGGTAGATCTATCTATAGACGCCGCTAAGATTGGTTTAGCTAAAGTATTTCATACTAGCTTAGCCAATAGATTTTTTAACATCCCTGAAGTAGTAGTCTATAATCATGATGAAAATGCCGGAATTGAGATAGAACGTTTTCAGGGGATTGATACATATTTTTTGGAAACAGGACAGGCGGGCGTAAGCAAACTAGATGAAGTCGTTTATTCAAACCTTGCTTCAGAAGTTAATCCAATATCAGCAATAGTAATGTATATGTCTGTGACATGTAAGGTTTGTGGTTCTGAAATTTTAATACCCGTTAATACGGTTAATCCAAATATGACTATATGTTCTAATTGTCATTGTCGTAATGTCATACCCCAATTAGTACCAGCTACGGCTCAGCATTTAACTATGGCGACTAATAACCTAACAGACCAACTAGTACCTGCTTCGAAGGATAGAGCTGTATCTGCGATGGGCGAGACTGCTCAAGATACAGACTCTAATTCTGAAAAGAGCGTTCTAGATGGCTACGCGACGAAGCAAAATGGTAGTACGACTTCAGCGGTCTCGACACAATCGGCTCAAGACGAACTTAATCCTATACAACAACAAGCCGTTAAAGATATGGTGAAGGATATGCTATACTAAGCAAACAATCTATTGATCGTGACCTAATACAAGATTATGATTTAGAAAGTAAGCAATAAGAGATAAATTAATGCGTGTGGGATTCGATACAGTAATATGTTTTAGAACTACGCCTCTAGAAGTAGATCCCATGGGGGGAAACTTTGCGGATTCCTCATATAATAGCGAACAGCTTTTTAACAGATATACTTTAAACTCAGAAATGAGCTTTTATCTAGATATGTCAGAAATCGCTGAACTACTAGACGCAGAGTTGTACAATATTCAACTCGGTCCACGATTTGACATATACGATGTATATAATAGAGAACTTAAAAAGCTAGGAAAGATTCTTTTTATTATAGAATCATGGATGTTGCAGGATGATTATTTTAGCCTAATAGATTTAAAGCTATGTAACGAAGAGTGCGAAATAATTGTTTTAGCATGGGATGACTATTACCAACTTAACAATATGCTTAACTTAGAGCTAGCAAATTTATATCTAACTAATGATCCAAGAAGTATTAATTTTTTACGCGAACAATTGGGTGTCAAGGCTCATTTTTATATTTCCACACCATGTAAAAAACTGATAGAAATAATTAATCAATTTCCAGCTCCTACTGAGGGAAGGCAGTACGACATTGGATGTCTTATGAGTTTTAAACATAAAAACGAGTATCGTTCCAATCTAAAGACATATTTGCACAAGCATTTTAAAAACCCATTTTTAGGACAGGCAACCACTACACGCTTGTCTACATATAACATAGAACAAACGCTGCAAGAGTATTTACAGATAAAAGTTCATCTAGGAAACACATCATCTGCTTGGGGGGACAAAGTCAAGGAGTTGAGTAACAAGTCTACCTACTATCATCCATGTAAGAATCCAGACTGCTTAAAACCTTCTTGCTCTTCGTCCCAGATACAAACACCTCATTATTATCAACAACACATAATGCAAAGACGTATTGCGAGATGCATGAAGGGGGTTAAAGATTTTCTGGCCCCACTTTTAAATGTGGTTCTCATATATGATGATTACTACTGGAACGCTATTTTTTATCAAGATGTTTTTCCTCTATATGAATATAATAACTTTGACACTATAAAAGCAACGTATGATGAAGTAACAAAAGATATGGAAACAACCACGCATATTTTAACTAAGCAAAAGGAGTGGGTTAAAAAGCATAGCTTCTTTAATCAGTTTAAATATATTATAGAGAATGACCAGAGTCCCTTTTTCGAGCATTATAAATGGTTCTCAATTTCGTAAAGAATTTGGATGCAATATTGTTTCTATTAATCCCAGAATATTTTAAAGGTTAAAATGCATAAAATAGAATTTGGTGAATTACGTATTGGTGATATAGCACGTAAACATTTAATGAACGTGTGTGATACTAATTGGGCATCTGGCGGTCCCAAAGTTAAAGCTTTTGAAAAGCAATGGAATGATCTATTTAGTTATAAAAAAAGCGTAGCGATGAGTTCTGGAACGGACGGGGTTATTAATGCATGTCTTGCATTGTATGATTTAAAAAATGCCAAAAGGGGCGTCAGCGAAGTTATTGTACCAGCCCTATCTTTTATAGCAACTTCTAATGGCGTGCGTGCTGCTGGACTAGTCCCTAACTTTGTGGATGTAAAAAAAGAAACATTGAATATTGATGAGTCCAAAATAGAACAGGCGATCACTAAGAATACTGTAGCAATTATGCCAGTACATACTATGGGTAGAATGGCGCAGATGGATATAATTTGTGAAATTGCACGTAAGCATAATTTACAAGTGATTGAAGATGCCTGTGAAGCACATGGTGCAAAGCTTCAAGGAACATCGGTAGGTCATTGGGGGGAGATGTCCATATATAGTTTTTATATTGCACATTTGGTGTGTTGTGGTGAAGGCGGTATGGTTTCTGCTAACAATGAAGAGGTTGGAAATATTTTATCATCAACCAGATCTCATGGCAGGCCATTCAATTCTATATACTTTGATCATCAACGTACTGGGTTAAACTCCAAAATGAATGATATGGAAGCTTCTTTAGGGCTTGAGGCTATAGAAAATTTCTGGATCACCTTTTATACTAGACATGCATATATGAAGCAGATGAGAAAAGCGTGCTTGGGCTTTGAGGATGTAGCATGGTTTTCCGAAGAGGACAATGGAAATACTAATTGTCCTCATGGATTTAGTATAACATGTAAAAAAGAACATGACATAGAGCATATAAAATCTACATTAGACAAATATAACATTCATTGGAAAAGAAATTTTGGATGTATTCCAACACAACATCAAGCTTTTGCTGATTTGGGTTATAAGCTAGGCGATTTTCCTGAATCCGAATGGGTAGGCAATAACGGTATCCATATCGGATGTCATCAATATTTGAGTGACGCAGACCTTGATCGTATTCAAAAGGCTTTAAAAGAAGGACTAGGAAGGTGTGGAGTATGAAAATTCTAATTACTGGAGGTGCTGGATATTTAGGTACAAGTATTATAGAAGCATTTAAGGGTAGCGCAAATATTACGTGCTTTGATAATTTATTTTATGATCAGGGCACATTGGTAGCGAAGTCTATGCTACATCCATCTATTAAATTTTATAAGGAAGATATTAATAAGTGGTCACCCAATCTTATACGTTGTATTAAAGAAGCTGATATTATTATTCCACTTGCCGCTTTAGTAGGAGCGCCATTGTGTGATAAGCATCCTGTTCTTGCCGTACAAACCAATTATTCATGGTTTAAAAGATTATTACAATATTTAGACTCACAAATCGTTATATACCCCAATACCAATTCGGGATATGGAACTACAGGAGATGATATATGCACGGAAGAAACTCCGTCAAACCCTATTTCACTTTACGCACAAACCAAGCAGAATACAGAAGATCTACTACTAGAGAATTATAGTCAAGCCATATGTTTTAGACTTGCCACAGTCTTTGGTTGGTCTTACCGTCCTCGCACAGATCTTCTAGTTAATAATTTGGTCAAGGTAGCTAAAGAACACGGACATATTAGTGTTTTTGATGGCCACTTCCGAAGGAATTATATACATGTTCAAGATATTGTGGATGCGTTTTTATTCACTCTATATGAAAAGCACAGAATGTATGGGAATGTATATAACTTAGGCAATGATAACATCAATACAACTAAGCAAGAGTTGGTAGAAAAAATATGCAATCTCCTTGACGCAACCTATTCAGTTGATAATTCTAAAACCGATCCTGATAAAAGAGACTATATTGTAAGTAGTCAAAAACTTTATGATCTTGGCTTTGAATGTAAACGTGACTTAGATTATGGTATTATGCAAATGGATAAGTTTTATAATTTATTATCTGAAAGTGATGTTGATAGATGTCGAAATTATTGATTGTATGTGCGACGAAAGAAGAACTACCACCCGAACATAAATGGCAAGCTAACATTACTAAGGGATACCCTATATTTTTAGAGACATTACATGATTATATCTAGAACGCCTTTTAGAATCTCATTGTTTGGAGGTTCGACCGACTATGAAAGCTTTTACAAAACACATGGGTCGTGTGTATTGGGCTTTGCTATTGATAAATATTGTTATTTATGTGTTCGTAAAACGCCCACAATATTTGATTACAAAACGAAGCTAGGCTATTCCAGTATAGAAATAGTTAATAATCATGATGAAATTAAGCATGATGGTATGCGAGGAGTATTACAATTTTTAGATATCGAATACGGAATAGACATCTCTCATCTATCAGATATTCCTGCTAAAACAGGGATGGGATCTTCTTCGGCATTTGTGGTCGGACTTTTAAACGCATTACATTCTATTCAAGGTCAAAAATGTAGTAATAACGACTTAGCCAGACAAGCTATTTATGTAGAGCGTAAACTATTAAATGAGTCGGGAGGTATACAAGATCAAATTTGGTCTGCGTATGGAGGCTTTAATCGTATAGATATTAATAAAGATGGGTGTTTCGAGGTTAAACCCTTACCGATAAGTAATAGCTTTATAGATAGGTTTCTACAAAGATCTGTAGTAATTTATACTGGAAATGATAGAAATTCATTTGAGATAGCTAAATCATATACGAACGATAGAGCAGAGGAGTACCAGAAAAAAATTGCCTCTATTACTAACGAAGCATATCGTCAGTTTGAAAAACAAGACATTACCAGTCTTGGAGAATTACTAGACCTATCATGGTCTTATAAAAGAAATATATCGAATTTAATTTCTAATAATAAATTAGATAACTTATATGAGGAATTAAAAGAAGACGGCGTTATAGGTGCCAAGCTGTTGGGAGCAGGCGGTTCTGGCTTTATGTTTGGGATCTTACAAGAAGGTATAGATCAAAAAACTTTTAAGCAAAAATATAAAAATAGATATATTGATGTTGATGTAGATAAGAAGGGATCGATGATCATCAACGAACACTAACACCAGTCTTGTTTATAAAGGATAACTTGCTTGATGAATATTTGCATTGTATCAGGATATTTCAACCCTATTCATCCGGGGCACATTAGTATGATGCAACAAATTAAATTGGAATACCCTAAGTGTATATTAATAGCCATAGTTAATAATGATTATCAAGTAAAATTAAAAAAATCTGTTCCATTTTTGGACGAAGTGGCTAGATGTTATATAGTACAACATCTGGAATATGTCGATCAAGCCTTCTTGTCTATTGATCGCGACACTAGTGTAGTACAGAGTTTGTCTGCTATTTATGAGTATAGAACGCAGACATGTTCAAGAGTGACAAATAATTGTGATTTTTATTTTTTCAATGGCGGTGACAGAGATTGTCATTCAGCCCGTACTCCTGAAGTAGAATTTTGCAATACCAACAATATACGCCTCAAATATGGCTATGGAGATACTAAAACCTATTCTTCTAGCGTCCTGATTGAACAAGCATATGATTATATATCAGCACAATAGACATGGTCTGGTGTATAAGGGTATGAGGTTTTGCTAAAATATAAGGCTTATAAGATAGAAGGGAATGAGAATGCCTCTTAAAAAATGTACTGAAAATCAAAAAAGTGGTTATAAATGGGGAGATAAGGGCAAATGCTATACAGGACCAGACGCCAAAAAAAAGGCTATTAAACAAGGAGTCGCAATAGACGGTCCAGAAAAATTTGCTCAAAAAGCTAGCGATAATGATATATATTTTGATGCGAAAGACGTAAAGGTTGTTACAGATTGGATGTATGATAAAGGCTATGACGCTGCTGCTATTGTGGCTACGGCATCTATGTTGTCAGCTCAAGCAAATAAGTTAGCTGGATATCCACCAAATTGTAATAAGGGATATATAGAACAAAACGGCAAGTGTATTCCTAAAGAAGATCATGAATACTAGTAGTACAAATAATACACCTACATATCGCTTTTTAGCTGAAGATATAGCGAATCTTTTCTATCCTGAAAACGATATCGCGCAAGATGAAGGGACTCTAGGATCTGCGATTTATTGGAATCATGTTGATACTATTGAGGACATGATAACACACTTCGTCCAAAGCAATGATTTAACCTTTGACAATAGCAGGTAATATTATGAGATCTTTTATCCTTTCTTTCGTATTATTTTTAACGTTGTGCTTATCCGTAGCACAAGGTAAATTTTTAAGCCTTAATGAAATTGGTGAAGCTTCTTGTAGGGTACGAGTATCCGGTTCTGCTGGCAGTGGAACATCAATTGCGGCTGATGACACACACGTATATATTTTAACCAACGCGCACGTTGTAGGTTCTAATAGAACAGCTACGTGTGAATTTTTTAGATACGGAAGAAAGACACAGAGACTTCCCGGCGCAATTATCTGGAAGTCCCACAGTGATAGAAGCGTCAAAGACTTTGCGATTATTCGTATTGAGAAAGCTTTGTTTGGAGAATTTCCTCCACGGATTGTACCATTAGCCCCTGCTGACCATGTCGTACAGAAAAATGACTATATAGCGTCCGCAGGTTGTCCTCAAGCCCGGTGGCTTCAGCTGTGGGAAGGTCATGCGTTATCAGAAGCTTCTAAAAACCGAGTACTATTTACACCACCCCCATTAGGAGGGCAAAGCGGATCGGGAGTCTATACAGTTATAGATGGGGACACGTATCTCTGTGCGGTATTAACATGGAGAATTGAAAATAGTAAAGGTGGAGCGATACATATTGGTAACTTTTTACGTGCGGTAAAAGGTGAGGCTTCCTATGACCCCACACAAGTTCCCGATAGTTGGCAATATGCTAATGCGTCTACAAACACAGATACTGCTAATATTATTACTCGAAAAGCATATTATGCATTAGGCGTTAATGGTGTTTATTATCTGCAAAATTGGGACCATACGGGATGGTTACAGTCAGTTACCTTCCCTGCGGGATCTCCTTCAGTACCAATTGCTCAGTGGGGAATTCTAATGGAAGTACAATGTCCGGGTGGTCGTTGTCCTCCATTTATCAGTCCTCCTAATAATAATACTCCTCCCAAAGAAAATCCAGCTCCTGAAAACGATGGCGACAACACGAACCCTTATGGGGTATTACCTCCCAACTTTGGTAAAGACTTTGTTCCAGAAGCCAATAAAAAACTTCAAGAATATAAAGATACTATAGAAAAATTAAAAAATGATATTGGAGGACTAGCTAAGCAAGTAGAAGACCTAACTACATCAGTAAGTGAAAAAGATGGAACAATCGAAGTATTGGTCAAAGAAAAAGAATCATTATCAACCACGATTAGCGAAAAACAAGAACTTTTAGAGAAATTACAAAACCAATTAAAGTCATTAAAGTCAAATGAAAATTTAAACAATGATGAAATTTTATACCTACAAAAGCGTATCGGAACATTACAAAACGATATTACTACACAGCTTGGCGAAATCTCTAACCTGAAAGAAGACTTAGACAGCAAGAGCAATATTATTGATGGGTTGGCAAATGAAAATTATAATTTGGAACAAGATACAATAGAAGTAAAACAACAACGTAATTTATTCCGGTGGTTGTTTGGAGGTACTGCTACTGGAGCGCTCGCATGGATTGCAGGACTATACTGGCAACTCAGAGGAAAGACAAAGGTTACAGACATGATTGATGGTATATGGGAAGATGATATTCCACCTACATCGCAAGATAATGATCCATCTGCTACAGAACCAGAACCTACGAAACCTACGCAAACAGCCGACCTGAGAGGCTTGGCTGACTATCTTGAAGATAGACTAGGTTCTGCATTTGAATCAAAAATTGATAATCTTAAAAAAGAAATCGATCATAAGTTTCATAATTTACAAACAGCAACAAAAGACATAGACTTTAATATCTACAATACAATTGATGACAAAGACCATATAAAGGTTTCGCATTCTACCCCTAAGAAAGAAACACGTCGATCACAACCAGATGCGAAGGAAGACTGTGACTGTGATCGGGTGTTAGATTGTATTCAAGAACCTTCATTTCCAAAGGCGAGCGACAGAATTAAAGATTTTGTCGATTTAAAAAAATCTGATGGAGAACGAGTAGAAGAATTGGCATTTTACGCACATCTGTACAAAGAGGCTGTAGAGTTATTAAAGCGCGATAGATTAATTGTTCTTAAGAAGTCAGTGCCGTTTAAAGTTAGCAGTCAAACCAAAGCTGCTGACGCTATTGAGTCATATGTACAGAACCAATTTTTAAAACGAGTTTCTAGTGCTACTATTAATCGTCATATCCTTTACCATGAAGCGATGATAGGATTTTTATATAAGCAGGCAATAAGCCGATTAAAACGTGGTGAGTTTAATGTTTTGGGGTATAAGGAAGTAGCAGAATCTATTGAGCAATGGGTTAAAACCGAATTCATGCGCCGCATGGGTTTTGAGTTTTAACAGCTAGGATTATACATTCAACATGTATAAGTCTAGTAACGTAACACACTAACAAGTATATTTAATGGGAGGTTAATTATGGCAGCGCAAAATACCTTTAAAGGCGCTAATACCGAATTTCCGAATCTTGGTATTCACTTTATTTTATCTGAAATTATTAAGTTCAGAAAGCAGTTGACGGTACGACAAGAGTTTAAGTCACAGTCTGGCTGGAACAATGCTCTTAACCGTTATATGGTAACAGAAATTGAAAAGATTGGTGATACTCTTGAGAATATTACCTACAATCCTGATGCTCTTACTTTAGAAGAGCTTGAAGCACAGGCAGCTGACACTACTCGTGCAGTAGCTGACGATTACAATGACGTAGCCCTTACGCAAGATAACGTTTTAATGCCCGTGGGTGTTAACCGAACCGTTACTTGGGATTTGTCGGGCAACGATGTTGATATTCCTCAGTTACATCCGGGTAATTGTCCGAACGATGCAGCTCGCAGCTTTATTGCTGCTCTTGACAACTTGTTTGTTGAGCTTACTCGTGTAGATAGTCGCCATCAGCCCTACTCTCTTACTAAGTATGAGTCGGTTATGATTCGTTCGTTATTGAACGTCTTGTACACTCTCACACAACGTAAGGGTGGAGAAGTTAACAGAAGCGACATTCCTACGGGAACTTTACCTTCTGATGAAACCAGCACGTTTGGTGGCAACTAATTTAAATAATTAGATAACTACTCTGGGGGGTAGGGGGTATCTCCTACTCCCCTTTTTTATTATGAAGACTTAACGATAGTAGCTGTATAGTGGAGTGAGCGATGAATCTTTATGTAGAGAACGTTTTAAGTACAAAAATTTACAATAGAGCTTATAATAAGGGTAGGGCAGCGGAAGAGGTGTTTGTCGATCCAGCCACTCTTATTTTAATAGGTAAAATTTCTGTAACAGTTATTCGTTTAATTAAGGGATGTAAAAAGTCTAGAGAGGAACGTCAAGAGGTCGTCATCGCTCCCACAATCAATGAGAATCGTATTTTAAAAAGGGTGGTACGTCGCCATCTAGGATGGTTTAAATATATGACTATGGGAGGTAAAGTGCTTACCGCTATAAAAGAAGTGGGGTGCGAGCTTAATGAAGACGAATTAGAACAAGCTGATTTATTTAACGATAATGACAACTTTACCGTATATGATGGTGAAAAATATTATGAATTATAAAGAGGATAACCCTTTAGAGGAATTAATTTACAAAATGGAGATATAGATATGGCTATTACCAATAAGTTGAAGTTTGTATATCAAGAAAAGACTACACAAGAGACGACCACAGAGTCTGACTGGACTCAGCAAGGTGTTTTGCTCAATGCGAATCAAATGGTTGGGGGCAATGAATATGTTATGGTTTCATGGGTAAACTGTACTAGTCCCGGCGGAAATCATGGAGGTACAAAATTTGCGTTTGAAGGAGATGGTGGAGACATTCTTGGCTCTATAGATCAAAGACATGACACCAATAGCTCAGGACAATATGTATGTCATATAGGGCAATTTACAGCACCATCACCTCCGCAAAATATTGGCATTTATAGAAAAAGAATTTATAATGATGGTCATAATGAAGAGACCGATTATGGACAGTGTTTTGTTATTGATCTGTCATATTCTGGTTTAAGCGGCACGTTAATTAGTGGCACAGACTATAGTAGTTCTACAGACACCAGTGTACGCACCACTGCGAGTAATAATATCTTCCATTCTCATACAACTGATCATACTGGTGGAACCACCTTGATATTAGCTGCATGTAAATCACATGACACAGCAGCACCAACCCCAGTAGGATTACTTATAGATGGCACTTTAGAAGCTAGCGGATCGAGATATTCCACCAATAACCTCGATATGAAAACGTTGCCCTTTGCTGCTGTAGCGAACATATCAAGCGGAACCTCCGTTCAGCTTAAAAATTTAGACACGCAAGCTATTTCGACGAATTATTCTTACGTTTTCAGTTTAAATCTGGACACTGGCCCCGCCGTTAATGCTACGGGTAGATTAAGTAGTTGGACCGATCATGGTACAAGTGGAACATGGGGAACCAAAACCATTGATGGCAATAATCAAGATTCTTTTGTTATCGCCATGGGACGACAGACAGCTACTGGCGTACAATCTGGGCGAATGGCCTCGATTTCATTATATAATAATACCACAGAAAAGTTTCTCTTATTTAACAATAGGCCCAGCGGAAACTATAATGCTCTATATTATCCGGCAACGAATCCGGGAGCCTCTAACGAACAGTTAGAAACGTCGGTAGTTATAGGCGTAGGCGTTATAGGAGATGCAGACGAAATTGAAATAACAACTTTATAAAAATTTTGAAAATTTTTGCTCTCAGCAGGAAAATCATGAGTATAATATTGCATCGGCACAAAAATTAGTCAGCCATCTTTAACCCTAACAAAGGAGGAAAAAATGAAGGACACGACTACTACCGACTGGAATCTTCTCTTATCTAACAAGTGTGGTATTAAAACTATTAATAAGTTTGCCACTGGCGAAGTAAGCACTAAGGGTGTAACGTCTTGCTTTGCCAATACGGAAAAAGCTGGCGAATTTCGCAAGCTTGTTAGAACACACGGCTCTATGTATGCTCGTCGCCTTGCACGAAAAGCCTTGAGATATCGCAATCTATTAAAGTAGGAGGCCTAAAACACATGAGTGATCTCAATGAAGTAGTTATTAGCGGACGTTTAACAAAAGATAGTGAGCTTCGGTTTACTCCTAGTGGTACGGCTGTTACCGATGTTGTTATTGCTTCTAATCGTATTTGGTCCAAGGACTCTGATCGACAAGAAGAAACAACTTTTGTAGACGTAACCATTTGGGGCAAACAAGCCGAGTCTCTAAACGACTACCTTGTTAAAGGAAGGCATCTGATGGTTGTGGGACGACTTAAGCTAAACAAGTGGGAAACTGATGAAGGAGATAAGCGCAGCAAGCTTACTATGGTTGCTGAAAAAATTAATCTTACTCCGGGAGGTGGTAAGAATAATAAATCTCAGTCAGATACCCCAGCGCGCGCTAATAGTAGTGCCCAAGCTGAAGAAGTGCCCTTTTAAATCTCCTTAAAACGCCATTGTCGTTTTTAGGTTTACAAGACCCCTTTATTTAGTGAATCAGCTAGGTAAAGGGGTTTTATTATACTGTCACTTTTTACGTAGCGGTCTATCTATATGCATAAACTTAATCTTATAGCACCTATTAATACATTAGGTTACGGCGTAGTCGGACTTAACATCTTAAAACACACCATGTCACGATTTGACGTGGCTCTATTTCCCATTGGAAATGTCGAAACTTCTGATCAACAAGATGCCTCACTAATTACACAAGCTATATCTGTGGCAAATCAGTTTGAAAATTTTGCAGATTCGCCATCATTAAAAATATGGCATGAATTTGCATTGGCAGATCGTATTGGGCAAGGAACATCATTTGCATTTCCGTTTTTTGAACTTAATACATTGGACCAAAGACGACTTAATCATCTTAGTTCTGTAGATCATATTATTGTTGCGTCGAAATGGGCACAAGACATTATTCACGACCACATACCATCGGCATCAACTTATGTTGTTCCATTAGGTGTGGATTCTACAATTTTTACCCCTACGGCAACACCAAGCAACCACGATACTAATAAGTGTGTGTTTTTTAATTGTGGTAAATGGGAAAGGCGTAAGGGTCATGACGTGATCTTAGAAATCTTTAAAAAAGCATTTCCTAACGAACAAGACGTAGAACTTTGGATGATGTGTTCTAATCCGTTCTTACCTCCCAAGCAACGACAAGAGTGGGAACGATATTATAAAACAGATAATAGAATACGCTTATTACCCAGAGTAGCTACTTCAGCCGAAGTCTCTCACATTATGGGTCGCACTAATTGTGGTATATTTCCTAGTCGAGCAGAAGGTTGGAATTTAGAATTATTAGAAATGATGGCTATGGGCAAGCATGTTATTGCTACTAATTACTCCGCGCATACCGAATTCTGTAATAATGAAAATTCCTTTTTGATAGATGTCTCAACTTTAGAACCCGCAGAAGATGATATGTTTTTCCAGAGCGGGTTAGGAGAATGGGCATCATTAGATAATAATTGTATTAGCCAAGGGATAGAACATATGCGACAATTTTATCGTAAATGGCAGTCCGACAATTCTATTATAAATAAAGGAGGTCTTAATACAGCTAATGAATTTTCATGGACCAATACTATTGACAAACTAGAGGAGGCTATCTATGGAACTAAAAGTCAAAAAACTTAGTAAACATGCAAGGCTACCGTCCAAAGCAAATCAAGATGATGCGGGATGGGATTTGTATGCATCTGAAGACGTAATTATCGAACCTTCCGAACGAATGTTGGTTGGGACTGATATCGCCATGGCTATTCCCAACGGTTACGTAGGCTTAATATGGGATAGATCGGGCATGTCTACTAAGCGTGGCGTCCATCGTTTTGCGGGAGTAATTGATAGTGGATATCGAGGTGAAATTAAAGTATGCTTATGGAACTCTTCTAACGAACACTGCGTTATTAATAAAGGAGAAAGGATGGCACAGTTACTTGTTCAGCCAGCGCCTCCTTTACCCTTAATAGAGGTAGATCGCTTAGATAGTACAAAAAGAGGTACTGGAGGTTTTGGGAGTAGCGGTCAATGAAAGTACAGCACGATATAAAATTAGATTTTGATGACGTGTTGCTAGCTCCGCATCGAACTTATACAGCATCGCGTAAAAATGTTAAACTAGATCGAACATTTCAGTTCTATCATGCTAATAAGTCATGGAGCGGAATTCCAATTATGGCTGCTAACATGGATACTACGGGCACGTTAGCTATGTCTAAAGCACTATCGCCTCATAGAATGATAACATGCTTACATAAGTATTATGATCCCAATACTATATTGCAATTAGAATATTGTCCATTTTCTACTTATACTTGGTATACATTAGGTATTAAAGACATTGATTTTGATAGGTTATGCAACACTGTTGAACAGACTAATATCGTACCTAATATTTGTATTGATGTGGCTAATGGATACACTGAAAATTTTGTAAAATTTTGTGCAAAGGTTCGACAAAAATTTTCTCATAGATGTATTATTATGGCAGGTAATGTATGTACGCCGGAAATGGTACAAGAACTCATCCTACATGGAGGTGTAGATATTGTAAAAATAGGTATTGGACCCGGATCGGCTTGCACTACCAGACTAAAAACGGGAGTGGGATATCCTCAACTATCTGCAATTATCGAATGTGCTCATGCTGCTCACGGATTAAAAAGCGATGAAAAACGAATGGGTCTAATATGCGCTGATGGAGGATGTAGAACTGCGGGCGATGTCTGTAAGGCCCTAGCCGCCAATGCTGATTTTGTAATGTTGGGCGGTATGCTAGCCGGAACAGAAGAGTGTGAAGGAGAATGGGAAGAGGGAGCTTTGGTAAACTGGCATGAAGACAAGCCCCCGGAAATTACAGACAAAACAGTTAAAAAATATTTAAAATTTTATGGAATGTCATCTAAAATAGCTCAAGATAAACATGGAGAAGGCTTAAATGATTATCGAAGTAGTGAAGGACGTAGTATAAAAGTACCTTATAAAGGACCAGCAAAGTACGTAATTCAAGATATTTTAGGTGGTGTGAGAAGTTGTTGTGCATATATAGGCGCAACATCTATTAAAGATATGTCGAAATGTGCAGAATTCATTCGAGTTAATCGCACCCACTTTGATCGGTCGCTTTAGTATTGGGTGTATAGTATATATAGGGATCAAGGCTAAAAATATTTATGATACATATATTTCTCAACAAATTACGAAAAATACTGATAAATTATACTAAAAGCGAACAATCATCAGAGCCTTCCCTAGAAAAGGACGATGACATAGCTACAGATGTTGATCTGGCAAGTAATTTATCTAGTGCTTGCACAGTATTTACTATGTATATGCGTGAAGATGGAGAATTTGCGGTGACGACTAGTATGACCAGAGCTAACGATGAAGCTATAGAGGTTACCGGAACTGTTTTACATATGATGAACTCAGGTTTGTTGGCTGAATATTTCTTACAATCATTATATTTATGGTCTAAAGAACATCCTGAATACCAATCTACTATACTTGACACTATTGCAAAATGGAAGCTTCTTTTTGACGATGAACAGAATGACGACAGTAAAGATAGTTCTTTGGCTATAGATCCATCTGAGGTATTCTCCTTAAAATCGTTATCGGAAGGAGATTTTAAATGAAACAATATTTAAATATCGTTGAAGACGTTTTAGTAAATGGTTTTTGGAAAGAAACACGTACTGGAGATAGGGCTTTAACGTCGTTTGGACAAGTCTTTCGACATAATATGCAAGATGGCTTTCCTCTTTTAACAACTAAAGAGATGGCTTATAGAAGTATTTGGACCGAGCTAGAAGGCTTTATTAAAGGCATTACGTCCAAACAGTGGTTTAAAGATAGAAACTGTAATATTTGGAATGAATGGTCTAATCCTACAAATAATGATGATAATGATTTAGGACCAATATATGGCTATCAATGGCGTAGATTTAATCATGTTTTTGATGAAAATGACGATGGTTGTTTAGAACGCTATGATCAGTTTGACACAATCGTACAAACACTGAAAAACAATCCCGACAGTAGAAGAATGGTCTGTTCAGCATGGAATCCAATACAGGCTGATCGTATGGCCCTTCCTCCGTGTCATGTATTATGGAATGTGGTAGTTATTCAAGATCACATTAACTTAATATGGCATCAGCGAAGTTGCGACCTAATGTTAGGTATTCCATTTAATATTGCTAGTTACGCCACTTTATTATTGCTCTTAGCACATGAATCAGGGTTGGTTCCGGGTATACTACAGGGTACATTTGCAGATTGTCATATATATGAAAACCATATAGATGGAGCCAAAGAACAAGTCTTACGAGATCCGCGAGACCTTCCCACAGTGGATTTGGGTAGATTCCCGTGTATTTATGATTGGAGTAGCCAACACGTTGCTATTGATCATTACAATCCACATCCAAAAATTAATTTTCCTGTTGCAGTTTGAGGTGTTATTATGAATGATATACCTAAGCCCAAAGGATGTGATGTATATTGGGAAAAATGGATCGACGCTTTTGACGCAGAAGAGGAAGAGTTTGATGAAGATATTGCTAATATAGAACAAGTCTTAACTAGTGAGGAATTAGTCGAACATGCTGAAAATTTACAGTCTATTTCTCACATACGTAGTATTGTAACTCCTTTTGGTGTTCTACCATTAACAGAGCATACGATGGCAAGTAAGGTGTTTAAGTTTTGGGTAGGACATGCAAATTTTAAATTAACTAAAGATTTTTATAAAATTATAGGAGAACATCCGGGGATTGAAGCTCTGGATATACTAACTCCATATAGATTTCGTATAGCAGTTGGTAAAATGTTTGTGGATAGAGATGTTATGACAAGTGTTCGCGATAAAATGGTGCGATACGTAACCACCAATCAAACGTCTAAAACGACAACGGATAATAATCAAGATGCCGATCCAAAGCAAATCTAGCACGTCCGAGTATTCACATATTTCTGAAGCACATGACAATGATATTATCATTGCTAGTAGAGAAATATTTTTACATGGACATATAGAGGACGGAGAAGACTCTGGTATAGACAGTCGAATGTCTAATAAGTTTCTGAAAAATCTCCAAATCTTAAATAGTATTAATCATGCGCCGATTGTCATTCATCAAAATAGTATAGGAGGTGAATGGGAAAGTGGTATGATGATGTACGATGCGATTCAGCAAAGCCCATCATCATTTATTTTTATATGTCATGGTATTGCGGCTTCCATGGGTAGTATTATTCCACAAGCCGTATACAAAAAGGGATTGCGTATCACAATGCCTAATTGTTATTGGCTTATTCACGAAGGTGAACAGACTATGTCGGGCACAACAAAACAAGTGCAGTCTTATTATGAGCTTACTAGACTAAGTAAGTCTCAGATGTACAATATATATGCAGAGGCATGTTCTACCACAGGTGAATATTTTAAAGATATGACTAAAGCTAAAACCAAAACATTTATTCGACGTAAACTAGAGTCTAAGGAAGATTGGTGGTTATCTTCTAAGGACGCTATAACCTATGGGTTTGTAGACGGAATTTTAGGATCAGAAAAGTTCAAATCTATCAGTGCAATTAAAGAAGCTTTGGTGTAATTATAGGTGGACAGGATTTAAAATAATTAGGATTTATAAGGAAAACTATAATCTCTTTAAAAGAGAGGGTTTTGTTATGGCTTTTATTACAAATATTACTTCAACTCCAGTTACAGGATCGTATGGCGAAAACGGCCTGCCTCTATATGTGGACAATCGACATGGTAATATTAGAGATGGTGGAACTGTTTCTGATTCAACTAATTGGTCCTCATCGGCACTTGGCGAAGGCAACCCTATTGTTACCATCGTTTCTGGCGTTGGCGGTGTTGTGTCCGCAAATGGAGCAGCGGTCATTAATGCTGGAACACAAGTTATTAGTGTTGCTCAAACCACTATTGCAGGTATATCCAACACGACCCTACAGGGTGGTCAGTCTAATAGCGCAAATGATGCAAATACCCCATTGTCTATTGATGTAGTAAGAACTTACTATTACAAAACGGCTGTGGTTGCTGGTAATTGGAATGAATTTACCGGAGCATTTAGTTCTGGTCCTTCTAATGGTACAGCTGGAGTATATGACATTGACAAAGCTGGTGATACATCGGCTACAGTTCGTGCTTCAGGCACAGATATTGCAGCTAATACCACGTCAGATTCTCCGGGTAGAATTACTTATCAAGATGGTAGCCCAACTCCAACAAATGGTGCATATGGGGCTCGACATAATTGGTAGTTAAATAATTAGCTAGGGGTCTTAGTATTTTCTAAGGCCCCTTTTTCCTTTTTCTGACGAAAGAACCACAGGCATGTCCATAAAAGAAAATCCCTATGTTAAGGACGTTGTATTTTTTTTAGCAACTATTGTCGTTAGTATGGCAGGATTTTGGATGTTGACAGGAAAAGATCTAATTAGTAGAGGAGAAGCGTCTGTTTTAGTTGATCAGCGCACTATAGCTATGGCAACTAAATTAGAACTATATCATGAGTCTTTAATAGATCATGAACATGAAATCCAAAAAACAAACGATAGACTAGAAAGGATATTAGAAAAAAACACAGAAGCTATTAATAGTTTAAGAGTTCAAATTGCAACTCTTTCCCACGCCCTACAACTACTTTCAGATAATGATGCAACATGAATATACTCCCATACTCGGAGGCTGTGCCTCTGATCCAAGAAGCAGACATATTACTGTTTCGCGGCAAGGGTATTATCTCATGGCTAATAAAACGATATGGATCAGGCGTTCATAGCCATGTAGGGATTGCGCATTGGGATAATGACAATTTACAATGCGTAGAGTTCCGCGAATTTAAAGGTGGTCGCTCTGTTTCGCTTAAAACGCAAGTTGATAATAGTCCTTTTGGCATCGATGTATTTCGAGCTGCCAAACGAGTTGACTATGAAAATGACAGTTATGTTTTAGATGATATAACTAAAGAGAAAATTAGTAGTATTATGTTAAAGCTTACGGGCTTACCATACGGATGGAGAAATATATGGAAACTAGTTAAACACTATGTTCCATTTTGTCGATTAGCACAACAAAATATTAAAGACAATAACGCAACAAAAATTTTCGTGTGTAGCACCGCTGCGGCATATGCATACCGAATGGCCTATATAGATCCGGTTCCATATTTAGCAGACTCAGCGGTTACACCGTCCGATTTGGCAAGATCAGCTTTATTTGAATATCAATTTACACTACAAAAGGATTGGTAAATGAACAAACAGTCTGAGGAAAAATCATTTTTTTATCGTTCTACGTTCGATCCCCTGATAGCACGGCTGTATAATAATAAGAAATGCAAACACTGCAATGGGCGAGGATATATTATTTCGCAAATCCCTCTCGAAGGGATGTCGTCATTACGAAAACACCAGCCCGCACGTAGCGTACAAACATATTGTAGCTGTGTAGATAAAAACGTAAAAAAACAACGTCAAAAAGAATGGGAAGAGCATAAGTCAAATCAATGAAGGAAAAATTTATTAGGAAATATATGAGGTTGGCACGAGTCATGGCACATGATCAGAATCCGTGCCTGTCTCGCAAAGTGGGCGTTGTGGTAGTTGACCCCTCAACTAATGGTATAGTAGGAGCAGGTTATAATGGCCCTCCTGAGAATACCCCGCACTGTACTGATGTGGCTTTTTTAAAAAACTTTTTTTGGCCACAACTCACCGCTAAGGAACAGTCGGAAGTTTATAAATATCTTCAAAACGTTAATCAAGATCCGTTGTCTTATACATCTCCTTCGATATTTGATCCCAATAGTGCTTGTGCGGCGCTATCAAAATGTAATAAATGTCCCCGTAATATATTAGGTTATTCGTCTGGTCAAAGATCTGAGCTATGCTCATGTCAACATGCAGAACGCAACGCGCTTAACAAGCTGCCCATTCCAGCCAAAGGACTTATGATGTTCTGTTGGTGTGGAGTTCCTTGTATACAATGCGCCGGTTCCATTATTAATGCCGGTATTAAGGAACTGCATTGTATTAAAGAAAAGGATTATCATTTAAGTTCTCGATGGTTGTTTCAACATGGTAATACAATACTGATTGAACATGATGTTATAGACTTAGAATTGGAAAAGAATAATGGAGTTGAATGATATGTCTAGTAAGTTTACGAATAGTTTCAGTTATGAAACATGGTATCAAAAATATAAATTTAAGACTGATGCTTGTGTTGAAGACACTTGGCGTAGAGTAGCTAAAGATTTAGCATCGATTGAACAAAACAAAGAAGAATGGGAACAAAAATTTTATGAATGTTTAGAAGATTTTAAATTTGTACCGGGAGGAAGAATTACCTCCAATGCCGGAACTGGACTTAAAGGCACGACCTATATTAATTGTTTCGTGGACGGGTTTGAAGGTAAGGATTTAGATTCTATCGAAGGCATTTATAATACCCTACTCAAACAGGCTCAAATTTTAAAAAGCGAAGGTGGATATGGGTTTTGCGCCGACATCATGCGGCCTTGCGGTGCTCATATAGGAGGTATCGCTAATCAATCGCCCGGAGCGGTTAAGTTTTTGGAGTTATGGGATAAGTCATCTGAAATCATTACGGCAGGATCGGGCAAAAGCGCACGTCAAGATCAGAAGAACTTTATACGTAAAGGTGCTCAGATGGTGACAATGAGCTGTTGGCATCCTGATATTATAGAATTTATTGAAGCCAAGAAAACTCCCGGTCGTCTATCTAAATTTAATATGTCTGTATTATGTACCGATGATTTTATGACGGCGGTTAAAATGGATATGCCATGGGAGCTGGTTTTTCCAAACTATGAAAAATATTCAACCGAATATAAAACCTATTGGAATGGAGATCTTGAGTCTTGGTTAGCGCGATTCGAGGAACAAGACGCTGTTGTAGCTTATCATAAGTTTGAATCGGCAAGAGACTTATGGAATTTGATTATGGACAATACATATAATCGAAATGAGCCCGGAGTCTTGTTTGTTGATCATATGAATAAGATGAATAATTTAAACTATTGCGAATGGATTAATGCTACCAATCCTTGTGGTGAACAAGTACTTCCTATTGGAGGGGTTTGTTTATTAGGATCTATCAATCTAGTACATTTTATTGATACTGAAAACAAATCGTGGAAGTATAAAGAATTAAAAGAGACAATTCATACAGCTATTCGTTTTATGGATAATGTAAATGATAAAACACATGTTCCACTTAAAAATCAAAAAGACAACCTAAAAGATAAAAGACGTGTTGGCTTAGGCGTTTTAGGTTATGGATCTGCTTTGTTAATGGCTCATGTCAAATACGGTAGTAAAAAAGCGCTGGAAATGACTGATGAACTGATGAAGTTTTTCACCAATGAGGCTTATAGAGCCTCGGCTCTCCTCGCTAAAGAAAAAGGATCATTCGCTCTGTACGACAAAAAGGAGTATGTCAACAGCGAATTTATAAAAAGATTGGATAGAGGCACTGTGAATTTAATAAAAGAGCATGGAATGCGCAATTCTCATGTCACGTCTATTCAGCCAACCGGTAATAGTTCTTGTTTTGCGAACTTGGTAAGTGGAGGGCTAGAGCCATTGTTTATGCATGGCTATGTTCGCACATCCATTCAACCTAGTTCTCCCGAAGGTCTATCCGTTCCTAAGAATATAGATTGGAAAAATAAAACTTTTGATTTAGAAAATGTAGAAGACAATGAAGTCAATTGGACTTGGGTTAAAGAAGGTGATGAAGATTTATTAATCACACAGTTTGTAGACAAGACTTGGAAATATGATAGAACTAGAGGCTTGCTAAAAGAAGAATGGATAGAAGACTATGGTGTTTCACATCTTAAAAATGTTAAAAAATGGAATCCAGACGCTGGATGGGCTACGTGTACGATGGATTTAGATGTTGCGGCCCATGTAAATACCATGTCTTTATTTGCACACTGGGTTGATTCTGCTATTTCAAAAACAATTAATTTACCTAACGATTATAAATATGACGATTTTAAAAACGTATATAAAACAGCATGGGAAAAAGGAATTAAAGGATTTACTACGTATAGAGCAGGGACAATGACAAATGTATTATCTAAGTCATCTACCGCTAACAAAATACAAAAAACCAAATCTCCGTCCCGACCCAAAGAATTAACATGTAACGTACATCATATTACAGTAAAGGGTGAACAATACTTTGTATTGGTTGGAATGCAGAACGAAGAACCGTATGAAGTATTTGCGGGTAAAAATGGCTTTATTAATAAAAAAGTTAAGACAGGCACGGTGATAAAGCTAGGAAGGCCTAAAGGTGTGTACAAGGCTATCTTTGAAGATGGGTTTGAATTATCTCCCATTAACGCTACTTGTAGTGCAGAAGAAGATGCATTAACAAGAATGACATCTACGTCTATTAGACATGGCGCAGATATACATATGATTGTACAGCAGTTGGAAAAGGTACGAGGAGATATGACATGTTTAGCCAAAAGCATGGCTAGAGCACTCAAAAAATATATACCAGATGGAACAAAAGAAGAAGGCATATGCGAAGCATGTGAAAGTAAAGGGCTGATCAGACAGGAAGGATGTATTACTTGCACACAGTGCGGATGGTCTAAGTGTGTATAATCCTCCTTTAATATATATAAACAGACAATGGGTAAGATACTAAATATTTGCACAGCCATCATAGTGTGTATATCAGCCATCGATATTTATTGGTTAAGCAAAAATCGTGGACATATGATAGAGATGGAAAAAAATCCGATAGGAAAATGGCTGCTTCAAGCAGATAATGGAGATGTCTCATTATTTATATTTTGTAAATTTTTAGGAACGTTTTTGGTGATAGGCGCTATATATCTTTTAAGCTTTCATGAGAGTAAATATACACGAACAGTTGCTATTAGCATAGCCATAGCCCAAATAATTTTATTGTGCTATCTATATTCATGAAATTGTGCAGTATAATATTTTAAGGAATCCCAAATGCCCGAATACACTTTTATCTGTGAAAAATGTTCTACCACTACCTCGCTAGTGTGTATGATTTCAGAATACAGTAATAATTCTAAAAAAATTAAATGCAATTCTTGTGGAGGAGCAGTCTATAGAGATTTTTCCACAGACAATATTGGAGGTTTTGTATCCGTAGGTTTGTCTGATTGTAAAACTATCGGTCAGTATGCAGAAAAACAAACTGCGAAATATGGTCGCCAGAAGGTAGAAGACATGATGAAACAAGCTAAAACCAAAAAGACTGGAGGTATGAATAAACTACCTAAAGGTATGACTCGCATAGAGCAGTCTAATGATTCTATTAAGTGGACAAAGGACTAAAGGAGGGCCAATATGGCTAAAAAGAAAACCGCAAAAAAGAAAGTCGAAACACACGTCATTAATAACAAAAAGACTACAAAAAAAGCTAAAAGAAAAGAAGTTGTTTATACTATAGCGGGCAAACAAGAATATTTTGAACAGACAGATAAGGCCAAATATCCTTGTATTAAGCTAGACTCTGACGCTGCGCAACAATCGCCAGATGCATTTGCTATGAAAATTACTATTGGCAAGAGAATTAAATATTATGCTAAGCGTGGAAAACATGGCAGACTGTACAATCCTATTGGTATGTTTAGTGAAGGTATGGCTTCAAAACGACTAGGACATGCAGGTAAGTTAGAGTGGCGATTTACCGAAGTTGGAGAACGAGTATTTCTTTTTTATAGAGACTTTTTACGAACTAAAAATATTGCACATTTACACAACGCAGAAAGGGAACTGTTATGAAAAAAGGTAAAATAACAAAAATTGAATCAGCATGTATCGAAGGTATGATTGCAAACACTATATCTGCTGATGACATGGCTCTTCAGTTGGATAGAGGAGTTGCTACAATTGAAAAAGAAATTGCACGCATTAAAGCAGAAGCTGTAAAACAAGAATTATTTATCAATAAAACCGCATCAGGCCATGCAGGTGTGAGTATTATGACTGAGGCCGCTTCAGTTCGTGGAGATAACAATACAACCAACCGTTCTTCAAACGAAACCCAACATCGTAACTGGATTCATACAATTAATTAAATGGCTAAACAAAGATCGAATACCAACAATTATCCGTCCCGTTACTCACCCAATATTGACGAAAGTGGTTATGCGTGGGTAAGTGGTAGACAATATATCGTCGAACTCTTATGTGAAAATAAAGCGTTAAAGGATAGCTATAAAACTGGATCATCTAAAGAATTACCTCGCGGATTTTATACTAAAGAATTACAACTTACAGAATGGCAAAAGTTCTACACTGAACAAATTAATAATCGTAGCCTAACCAAACTAATAAATACTCATACAGTAGATAAGATTATTGCATTTTTACGTGATAATAGATTTATTATTAGCCTTCGCCCTAAGTGGGTGCATGAAAAAATAAGTCAGTATAACTATATACCTAAAACAAAACCCACAAATGATTATCTATCCTATAACTTTACGAATTCGGAAACATTTAGTAGCAATAATAAAAAAACATCTATTATATCTAAACTAGAGGATTTAGAATGATTAAGGAAATTACTAAAGAATATGGGGATGTTATACATGACCCATCTTCTATCATTGATCAAAAGCTTAAAATTATATCCGTTAGTCCTAAGATCGATATAGCTTTAGGGGGCGGTGTGCCCGAAGGATCATTATTTATCATGACCGGTCCAGAAAAGGCTGGCAAAACTGTTACTGCATTAAATTTTTGTGCCAATGCACAACAAGATGAACGTAAAATTTATTATGGTAATGTTGAAGGACGGTTGCGTAAACGTGATCTTGAAGGCATTCATTCCTTAAAAACGGATGCCGAACAAATTCAGATCATAGGTTCTACACAAGGGAATATTTTATCCGCTGAACAATATCTAGGTATTTTTGATCAAATTATTCACACCCACCCTGATACTGTATGTGTCGTAGATTCTTTTTCAGCCTTGGCTAGTGACGCAGAATTGAGCGGCGACCTAACAGACCAGCAGGTGATGAGCGTACAAAAAGTATTAGCAAAGTTTTGCAGAAGAATTGCCCCAGCGTTGCCGATAAATAAAGTAACCGTTGTCGGCATTACACACTTAATGGCCAATATAGCATTTGGTAGAGGTAAAGCTAAAGTAGAAAAGTCTGGAACTGCTTTAAAATATCAAGTAGATGTTAAATTACACGCAAGTCACACAACCCCTATTTTACAAGGAGATACGCAGATTGGACAAACAGTACATTGGCAAGTTGTTACATCTGCTATTGGACCACCGGGACAAAAAGTAGATAGTCATATTAAATATGGTAGAGGTATATGGAAAGAAATGGAATTGGCTGACTTATTAATTGACTTTGGCATTGTCAACAAAAGCGGGTCATGGCTCACATTGCCCAACGAAGAAAAAATGCAAGGTAAAAATAATTTAGCCAAATACTTAGAAGAAAACCCAGACCAATACACCGAGTTTGAGGATAGTATTTTCTCTATGATAGGAATAGAAAGGTAAAAATGTTATGCTATACAAAATGTTACTAACGGTATTTTTAGTATTTATTAGTGCTCTTTCGACATATGGCGGTGATGTCATCTTGTACCAAAAGCTACAAGACGTATCAGTAACTGTAAAGGCCAATTCTAGCGAAGGATCAGGAGTTATTATTACTCGTGAAGTACCCGTAGGAAACGCAACAGAACAAATTAATTTTGTATGGACAGCCGCGCATGTTGTTTCTCATTTACGATCAGTACGCAATACGATTGAAAGCGGAACTCCTAAAAAAGTTGTAGAATTTAAAGACGCGCAAATTGTAAAAGAATTAGTAGAAAATGGTCGTCGTGTAGGCGAAATTAAAATGGATGCCAAAGTCTTAAAATATAGCGATGCCGAAAGCGGCGAAGATTTAGCGCTTTTACTTGTACGTAAAAGAAATTTTGTAGACCAAAATATTTTATTTTATCCTTTAGATAAGCCGATTCCAGTTGGTACTGAACTATACCATGTTGGAAGCTTACTGGGTCAGGTGGGCTCAAATTCAATGACTCGTGGCATCATGTCGAAAGTAGGACGAGTATTATATTTAGGGACTGGAGACGGCGTTGTTTTTGATCAAACAAGCGCTCCTGCGTTTCCGGGAAGTTCTGGAGGCGGTATTTTTTTAACTGAATCTTCAGGAGAATATACTGGACGATATGCAGGTATGTTAGTGCGAGGAGCAGGAGAAACTTTTAATCTAATAGTACCTATTCGACGCATGAGGCAATGGGCACAAAAACACAACATACTATGGGCTTTGGATGAAACACTACCCGTACCACCATATAAAGATATTATCAAACTACCTATTGAACATCGGTCTATGGAAGCATCTACTATAAGCAAAGACTCTAAACAATTTCCAATTTTATTACCATCGATTAATGACATGCCAACTCTACCACCTGTTACAATTGCTCTTCCTCCTGAAAAATAAGGTAATAATGAAAATTATAGACTTAGAAGGAAACGTTCACCGTTGGAAAACCGAAGGAACAATCGTAAGATTTAATGAAAATCGTCCTCGTTCGCAACTACATAAAACGGCAAGGCTATTATTACGAGACATATACCCTACGCTACAGATTTCAGAAGAGGTTGTTGTACCATTACGTAAAGGCAAGAAAGCCTTTCTAGACTTTTATATTAATACTATCAAAACGGTAATCGAAGTACATGGACCACAACACTATAAATTTAATAGCCTATACCACTCATGTGCTCAAGATTTTTTAAATCAAAAACAAAGAGATCGAGAATTACAGGACTGGTGCAATCTAAACAACTTAAACTATATTGAATTACCATTTAATGAGGACGAGGAACAATGGCAGAACAAACTAAAGGGGATCTCGCCAAACAGCAACTAGAGAAGATAGATAGCGTACTGGATGAATATGAATGCTCTTTAGGATTGCCGAAGTTTCAAGAAGGTCTATACGATGGCGTAGGCCAAGCATATTTACAACTATCTAGAGACCAGATTGAAAAACTAACTCCCGAACAGTGCTCAGAGGCGGCGCTTTTACTAGCATCTCTTGCATTTCACATACAAAGAACTTATAATAGAGAGGTTGCTCGCGTTAATTGGGCGACTAAAACCTTGAAAGTATGTGTGTCTGGCCGGGAACAATCTTATAAAGGCTCGTGGGATAGTCAATTTAATCAGGCTGTTAAGGAAGATGGTTACGCTAGCAAAATAGCAGATATTCAAAGATATGCTCAACAAAGAGCTGACCGTCTTAATTACCTATCGTCTTCGATCAAGAATGTTAGCGATGTGTTTATAAACGTCCAAAAGTCAAAGGTATTTAAGCATGGATAAAAAAGACATTCTACAAAAACTTCTAGATAATTTATCGGAAGATGAGTTAACTGCTCTATTTTCACAATTAAGCACCCTACATAATAAAAATAATCAAACTAAAAAGAAAAAAAGAGGGCGAGGCAAAAGAAAACAAAAGAAAAAAACAAAACCAAACACTTCATCCGATCACAATATAATAGATGATTTTCAATTAACGCCCGAAGAAAAACAAGAACTAAAAGAAGCTTCGAAATTTGATAAGGAAAAGGGGGTTGACAAACCCAAAACGCATGGTATAATATTACCAAGCAGAAAATTTCAGAAGGTGTCAATTCAATGCATGGATTGCAGAAAGACATTTAATATTGCACCTTCGCTTATGCCGCTAGATCGAGATCGTTACAAATGCAACTCATGTATATGTCGAGGAAGGAACCGATAAACACTCATGATACATAACTTACGCACTAAGCACGAAGAATTAGAAGCAGTTATTACACACGGATTAGGATTACTTTTAAGCATTATCGGCGGCTACATACTATTACATATGACGTATAGTTATGTAAATCCACTACTAACCAGTTTATGTGTTGTGTATGCAATAACTTTAACCATGGTATATCTCGCCTCCACCCTGTCACATATGTATATGTTTAAACACATTAATACTTTTTTACGTAAGTGTGACCAAGCGTTTATATATTTGCTTATAGTAGGTACAGCAACTCCATTTATGTATTTTTTACTGCGTGATCAGTCTATTTCATTTACGGTTAAATTATCGATAGTAATACTCTTGTGGTTACTGGCTTTAATAGGATGTGTCTCTAAATTGCTTTTTTCACACAACCTAAACAATGTAGATGTTAAGTTATATCTCATTTTAGGATGGATAGAGTCGTTGACGATTCTACTTATACAGCCATCCTTAACGGCGAAGATTATAAATTTAATGATCATAGGTGGAATTTTATATAGCATCGGAACTATATTTCTTGTTTTAGACTATCGTAAATATCACTTTCATACTATTTGGCACATATTAGTTATTGCTGCAAGTATTACCCATTTTCATGCTATCGTATTATTGGTTATGCACGCAAATTCGATACCGCTAGACTCATAAAAAAGGATAAACGATATGATGTTGTCTGATGCTCCTGCTGAACGAGCAATACTCGCAGGAATATGTAAGTATGGATCACAAGCCTATTACGATGTAGCAGATTTAATAGATTCTAATAGCTTTACTATCGAATCTAACTCCATGATTTATGCTTGTTTAAAACGAGTAATGGATAAGGATGCGGTTGCAAATATTGATCTACCTACTATTCTATCATCAGCAAAAGAATTAAATTTACACGAGCTAGTATCTAGTAAAGAAGAGATACAACATCTGTCGGGTATAATGAAGTTTCCGATCTTACCGGACAACGTGCGTAAGATGGCTGTTAAAGTACGTAAGCTCCAAATTGCACGTATGATGTATGATCAATTAGAGTCTACTAAGGATCGTTATGCTCAAGTCGTAGGAGATGAGCCGATCTCTCAAATACTGGGGATAGCTGAAGAATCTATATTTGAATTTACTTCTCTATTAAACGATAGCGACGATTCTCCGCAAAAAGTTTTTTCGGATTTAGAAGACCGGTTAGACGAACTATCAAAAAATCCTATTGATCAAGTGGGAATTCCTACAGGGTTTAGTCGTTATGATTTTGCTATCGGGGGAGGACTAAGGAGAGGCACAGTTAATGTAATTGGCGCTAGACCTAAAACGGGGAAAACTTTATTTGCAGAAAATGCGGGTATTTATATAGCACGCGAACTCAACATTCCTGTCTTGAATTTGGATACCGAAATGGTCAAAAAAGACCATCAGGATAGAGGTATTGCTATGCTAACTGAAGTAGCAATCAGCGATATTGAAACTGGTAAGTTTGCCTCAAATAGTTATAAAAATCAAAAGATTCGTGATACTGCTAAAAATGTAAAAGATATTCCTTACTATCACAAATCTATCGGAGGAAAACCTTTTGAAGATCAACTCTCGATTATGAGAAGATGGCTTGCAAAAGAAGTGGGTATAAATGCTGAAGGAAAAGCTAATGACTGTGTGGTGATCTATGACTATTTAAAAATCATGGAGTCATCAGAAATTAAAGGAGACATGAAAGAATATCAAGCGTTAGGTTTTCTTATGACAGGGTTACATAATTTTGCCATCAAATATGAGATTCCTATTTTAGCTTTCATACAATTAAATAGAGATGGTATTACTAAAGAGTCTACAGATACCGCGAGCGGATCAGACAGAATTATTTGGCTATGTTCTAACTTTAGTATTTACAAAAATAAATCTGATGAAGAGATTGCAAAAGACGGGCCTGAGAACGGAAATAGAAAGCTTGTACCATTAATTGCAAGACATGGAGAAGGGCTCCAAGATAAAGACTATATTAATGTTAACATGATTGGTAAGTATGGAAAATTAATAGAAGGTAAAACTGCGTTTGAACTAGAAGACGGAACCGATTTGATTGATACTGATAACATAGGAAACTACACCGATGACATCCCCTTCTCATAATACTTATAAATATAAAGACCAAGCTAAGCTAAACGCACTAACTAGTCTAGTTGTCAATCATATTGATAAAATTTATAGCTATTTTGACACAGAACCATCTTATAAAAACAATATTTTAATTAAATCGCCCTGCTTTATTCATGGAGGCGATAATCCAACCGCTTTAAATTTGTACTATAATGCTGATATTAGAGTTCATTATAAGTGTAGAACTCATCAATGCGAAGATACTTTTGGGTCATCTTTAATTAGCTTAGTACGAGGTGGGTTATCAAGAGTAAAATATAATTGGAAGATCGAAGGAGATAAAGAAGCATCGTTCAATGAGACTGTAGAATTTTTATTAAATATTACACAACAAAACTTTGGAGATATTAGCTCTCAGGAACAATATCATAACGCCGACAAGTTAAAATTTGCATCACTAATTAATAACTTTACTACTCCAGAAATTACGAAAAATAAATTTGACATAGAGGCATATCGTAATAAGGTTGACATTCCAGCTACATATTATTTACAACGAGGATACTCCATTGAAATTTTAGACAAGTACGATGTGGGTACGTGCAATAAGTCCAAAAAGGAGCTTTATCAACGCGCTGTGGTCCCTATCTATGATGAGTCGGGAGAATACATTTTAGGTTTTAGCGGACGGAGTATTCATGCGGAATGTTCAAAATGCAAACACTACCACGACCCTACAAAAAAATGTCATTTTTTTCCAAAATGGAAGCACACAAAGGGCTTCAAAAAGGAAAACTGTTTGTATAATTATTGGTACGCCAAACCACACATCGCTAAAACAGGAGTGGTGGTATTGGTAGAATCTCCGGGCAACATTTGGAGATTAGAAGAAGCAGGAATCCATAATGCGGTTGCAATTTTTGGAGCGCATCTAAGTCAAAATCAAAAAAATATTATAGATAGTTCAGGAGCATTATCTATAGTTGTTTTGTTAGACAACGATGAGGCAGGTAAGAAAGGAGCTAAGAAAATCTATGAACAATGTTCAAAAATGTATCGTTTATACTTCCCGCAATTAAACACAAACGACATAGGAGATATGAATGTAGATGTAGTTACCAATGATATAAAACCTTTAATTTCTAAACTAGGAGAATCTTATGGCTGAAACTTTTACAATGAACGACGATAACAATAACGTAGACAATCCAACGCCAGCATCACCACCTGAACAACAGCCCACAAACCTTATGCAACAGTCCATTATTGGTGCAGTTCATGCGCATTATATTGCTCAAAAGGCACGAGCTGTTGCTAATGTTAATGGATACCTCACCAATTCAGTTGGCGTAGCTGAACATTCGGATATAGTAGAAGAGGTTATTAAATTACTTAAAGATATTGACGAAGCAGATGGAATGATCGAAACAGTTCAAAAACTAACTCAGAATCAGGAATAAAACGATGGGTCAAGTTATAGGGTTTGCAGGAAAAAAGCAGTCGGGTAAAAATACAGCTTGTAATTTTATTTTAGCTCTTAAAATTGCTGAGCTAGGCATTAGCAAGTCTACTCGATTAAGCAACACCGGCGAAATTGAGATAACTGATATATTTAATGAACGTATTAGCGGTCAAGAATGGTTTCCATTTAAATCGCCACATGTTGACGTTACAAATTTATTTGACAACGAGCTAGGCAAATTTATTAAAATATATGCCTTTGCTCATAAGTTAAAAATGTTATGTGTTGAGTTATTGGGTTTAAAAGAAGAATGGGTATTTGGTACTGATGAGCAAAAAAATACCCCTACACATATTATGTGGGACCAGATTAACACACAAAGCAAAGATATACCGTCTAGCGGTCCTATGACTGCTAGAGAAGTATTACAATTTGTTGGAACTGATATGTTTAGAGGTCTGGATGCAAAAATTTGGATTAATGCATGTCTAAGACAAATAGAAGCCGACGATCCTGAGCTTGCCTTAATATCAGACGTACGATTTGAAAATGAAGTGCAAGCAATCCAAAAACAAAACGGTGTTGTAATAGGTTTAACACGCAGTCCTTATAAGAAAACTGATCAACACGCAAGCGAAACACAGATAGACAACTGTTTAGAACTTTGCGATACTGTTATTGACAATAGCCATTTATCCATACCAGAACAAAACCAACAAATATATGCGGCAATTAAACATTTAAATAATGTTACAGAAATATTAGTATAGGAAATAGATATGCCAATCGAAGACACTTCCAACACAATTATTGTAGACTGCGACGGCGTCATTGCCGATAAAAGTCATGGAGGACAATACCATTTGGCTGATCCTCTGCCCCATGGAATAGAACAAGTTAATAAGTTATACGACATGGGTTATAACATTACATTATATACCGCACGCTATGGAGACAGAGAAAAGGGTAGTATACATTTACAATACGAACGGGGATATAGAGAATGGACTGACTGGTTAAAAAAACACGGCGTTAAATACACACATGCTTTTATGGGTAAGCCCGGAGGCATTATGTATATTGACGACAAAGCCGCAAGGGTAGAAGGTGATAACCAAGTTGGGTGGGATCAAGTATGGAAAGAAATAGATAATTTACAGGGTCGTGATCGTTATGGAAATAAAATATGATCCCTATTGTATATTTTAGATCGTCATCGTTTAATTGTCATCGGTTTTGTCCGATGCAATACTACCTAGAATATACGCTAGGATGGCGAGGGCCGTCTAATAAAAAAGCTGATAAAGGCACTATTGTACACAAAGTATTAGAAATATGTGCAGTAGCTAAAAAGGGAGCACAAGACGGTAAAAAAATTATTGTAGATGAACATATTGGAAGAGTTAGTACTAGCAATTATAAGCCCGAGTATTTAAATAAAATTACGGCCAGAGTATATGAATATTACACCAGTCGTATTAAACATCATACATGGACAGACAAAGACGCAAAAGATTGTCAATTATGGGTTTGGAAAGCGCTTCAGCTTAACGATGGGTCGTTTGATCCTAGAAATAGAGACGTGGTTGCTGCTGAGCCGCGATTTGATTTTGTTATCGACAAAGACTGGGCGTCGTACACGTATGATATGGATGATATAAAACTAACTGGAAACCTTGCTATGAAAGGCACTATCGATCTTGTCACCGACTTGGGAGATGGGGTTTATGAAGTTATCGATTGGAAAACGGGTAGAAGACTTGACTGGGCAACAGGAAAAGAAAAAACACAAGCCAGCTTATTTAATGACGCACAACTACGGATCTATCACTATGCCATGAAACAAATGTTTCCAGATGTCAAAGCGTTTATAATTACTATTATTTTTATTAATGATGGTGGTGCATTTACATTGCAATTTCAAGATGAAGACTTAAAAGACACAGAAGAAATGTTAAAGCAAAAATTTCAATTTATTAAGAATACAGATGACCCTAAAACTATTAGACAAATAGATCCTAAGCAATCATGGAAATGTACAAAGCTATGCCATCAAGGAATGAGTACTTTTGAAGATACGCATGTTGAGTCTATAAGCGAACACCGTCCTAGACAAAAAACTCCCTACGGAGAACCTATGACTAAATGTGAACAAACACGATATATGATTAAAAAATATGGTATTGATTGGGTTACTCAAAACATTGCACATCCAGAGCATGTTATTGGAACTTATCAAGCACCGGGAGAAGTGTAAGCGGGGTCTTGAGTCGCCGTTATAACTAAGTTTTTTGTTTCTTAAGTTCAACTCAAGCTCAATCAAAAACAAAGCTTTATGCAGGAGATACAATGATAGAAGTTAAAATAACACCACAAATGAAAAAACGAGCGTGGGCTAAAGCACGTAAAATGGGTAAGCTCAGAAACTCTATTACGAGAGGACAAGGTAATATTGCGGGGTTTTTGGGAGAGGAGGTCGCCAACGCACTCATTAAAGGAGAAGTTACCAATACTTATAATTATGACATAGTTTACAAAAATATTAAATATGATGTAAAAACTAAAAGATGCACTTCTCCACCAAAATCTCACTACGAATGTTCGGTTGCGGCGTATAATACTAAGCAGAAGTGTGATCGATACGCCTTTGTTCGTATAGAATGGGTAAATGGAAAATGGGGACGGGCATGGGTTTTGGGATGGTTAGAACACGATGAATATTTTGAAAAAGCCGAAAAGCTTAATCGAGGAGAGATTGATCGCTCTAATGGATTTATGGTTAAAGCCGACTGTTATAATGTGCCGATATCGGAACTACGCAACTTTAGGAGGCGGAAATGACCTACGTTCCATTGCATGTCCATTCTGAATATAGCTTACTAGATGGACTTTCACAAGCCTCTCAAATTTCTAAACGATTAAATAAGATAGAAATAGACACTTGTGCTCTTACCGATCATGGTACGGTATCAGGTGCGGTAGATTTTTGCAGAACCTTTAAAGGCGCATCACAAAAACAAATCTTAGGGTGTGAGTTTTATTTATCAGAAAAAGATGCTACAGAAAAATCGTCTGAAAATAGAAAGTTAATTCACCAAGTGGTATTAGCTAAAAACCTAGAGGGGTGGAAGCAGATTCTCGGCTTGGTTTCCCAATCGAATCATGCCGATCAATTTTACTATAAACCTCGCATTGACTTTAATCAATTACGTGAAGCTGCCTCTTCAGGGAACTTAATTTCATTTAGCGGACACTTAGGATCTTATTTGGGGAATATAGCTCTCGAAAACCAATCTGATAGCTTTATTTGTGAAGCAGCTCATCGATTACAAAACATGTTTGGTCGAGACAATTTCTTTATTGAAATTCAACTAATAGATTCAGAAAATAACGAAGGCGCCCGTATCGCAGGAGAACGATTGCGCGACATTGCCAAGCAAGCTAATATACCATGCGTAGCCACTCCTGATGCTCATTATCCTACGCGAGAAGCAGCCGAGGACCAAAGAGTCTTATTGTGTACTTCACTTAAAAAAACTATAGGACAAGTTAGACAAGAATTAAAACAGGGTAAGTCAAAATCCTTAAGCTCGTTCTTTGCCTCTAACAATTACCATATACCATCGTATGAAGATATGAAAAAGTTTCATACCGATGAAGAATTAGACAATACGCTTAAAATTGCCTCTATGTGTGAACAATATAATATTTTAGGCGCACCTAACCCTCCCGAATTTAAAGCCCCTACCGGATATAGTCCGAAAGAATATTTACGACATCTATGTAAATTGGGATGGGCTGAAAAAATGGGTCATGTCAAAAAGAACACTGAAGAGTTTGAGCAATATGGAGACCGTGTGAATCGAGAACTGGAGGTGTTTGAAGAAGCGGGACTATCTAGTTACTTTCTTATTGTTCAAGATATTCTTAAGTATTGTAAACATGAAGGCTACTTAACTGGTCCCGGCAGGGGTAGTGCAGCGGGATGTATGGTTTCTTATTTGATCGGAATTACTCAAATTGATCCCATTAAATATGATTTAGTTTTTGAAAGATTTTACAATGCCGGTAGAAATACAGACGAACGAATCTCTATGCCCGATATTGATCTTGATGTACCTAAAGAAGCTAGAGAAAAAGTTATTGACTATATGAAACAAAAGTACGGCAAAGCGAACGTAGCACAAATTGTTACTTATCAAACGTTACAAGGTAGGTCCGCTCTTAAACGTGTTATGCAAGCGCGAGGCAATATATCATTTACAGAACAAAATGAAATTACAAAACATATTATGGACGAAGCTAAAATTGCCGATGAGCTTCAAGACATGAAGGAGGAGTTGGGAGAGGCATCATTAATTCTATGGGCCTTAAAAAATAGAAAAGATAAGCTTAAAGATTGGTGTGAGATAGGAGATGACGGAAAGCTGGAAGGTAAAATGGCGCGCATTTTTGAACAAGCCATGCGTATGGAAGGAACCAAAATTATACAATCAAAACATGCTGCTGGTGTGGTTGTATCTCCATCTCCAATATCCGAAACTTGTCCTATGGTTAAATCAGCTAATAAAAGCGAAACCGATTTGCTGGCTGGTTTTGAAGGTCCAAGCTGCGAAGATGTTGGTTTGCTGAAATTGGATGTTTTAGGTATTAGAATGTTAGATAAAATAATGGAAGTTCCTCTAATTTTAAAAGGATAACATGTATAGACCACTACCTTCAGAAGTGACAATCAATAAGTCACACATAGACGGTTTAGGATTATTTGCTACCTGTGATATCAAAGAGGGACATAATCTAGGAATAACCCACATTCACAATCATAACTTTGAAAATCAATATATACGTACGCCACTGGGTGGATTTATCAATCATGCTAACGTGTCCAACTGCAAATTAATTAAATCAAACATAATTGTAGGAGACCATGACAAAGACTGGAAAAGGGAAACGGTGTTGATGTTAATTACGAAACAATTAATACCTGCTAATACAGAACTTACGACCTACTATTCTTTATATAACATATCAAACGAGGAGATGAAATGAATAATCGTTGGATTATAGTTTTTGATTGGGAGACCGATGGTACTGATCCAGCTACTTGCAATCCAGTAGAATTAGCTGCTGTGCCGATAGAGCCACGCACTTTAGAAATTAAAACAGATAAAGCATTCAGAACAGTTATTAAACCTCCCGGTATAACAAAAGAAGAATACTTTACAGATGAACGTCAAAAGACTATTGAGTGGCACGCTAAACAGCGCGGCGTGGAAAGCACAGATATAGTAGCAGCATGGAAGAAGGGTAAAAGCGAAAAAATTGCTTGGAAAAACTTTTGTGAGTATTGTAAAAAATTCCATATTGAAAAATCCTATGGAAATTGGTATACTGAACCCATTCCAGCAGGATATAACATTATTGGTTTTGATCTACCTATTTGCGAAAGACTAGCTAAAAAACATAAAACCCCAATGCCCTTTGCCAAAGTCAATAAAATGGATTTAATGGACCTCTTGTTTTATTGGTTTGAAAATCTGGACGAACCCAAAAACATGCGACTTGATACAATGAGAGATTTTTTTGGTGTCAAAGCAGAACAGGCACATGAGGCATATTCTGATACAGTAGACAGCGCAAAACTCTTAACACAATTTATCAAGTTTCATCGACGACAGTCTAGCGTAGCAAAATTTAAGGGAGCAATGAGTGGCTAAACTTTTTAAATGTGGATGTAAATTTGAAGTACGCGACGACCATATTGTATATGATCCCAACATTGAAACATTACCACTAAACTGCGAACATACTTGGGATATGATTTCAGCAGGCAATACTAAAGGAATATTTCAATTAGAGTCCCAGCTTGGACGAAGCAAGGCCGAACAAGTTAAGCCTCGCAGTATTGAAGAGCTATCTGATTTAATTGCTATTATCAGACCCGGATGTATGGAAGCTATAGTAGACGGTAAAAGCCTAACACAACACTATATAGATCGTAAACATGGAATAGATCCTGTAGAGTATTTTCATGATGCACTAAAGCCTATTCTGTCTAGTACATATGGTATTTTAGTTTATCAAGAACAAGCCCTATTAATTGCGCGAGACGTTGCGGGCTTTAATTTACAAGAAGCTGATATTCTACGTAAAGCGATTGGTAAAAAGAACGTAAGCTTAATGGCAGACTTAAGACAGCAATTTATTCAAAAGGCCTCAGACAAAGGAACCGTTACAAAAGAACAAGCTAAAGAAATATTTAGTTGGATAGAAAAGTCACAACGATATTCTTTTAATAAATCTCATTCGGTAAGTTATGCATACAATTCATATTTAACAGCATATACAAAAGCTCATTTTCCACATGAATTTTTTACCTCATATCTTAAAAATTCTATTGGTAAACCAGATGCATATTTAGAAATAGAAGAATTAATAAATAATGCCCGACTTATGAATATTGATGTGCAGCCTCCTAATATAAAAAAGATGAACAAGTATTTCACTTTAATCAATGGTAAGCTACCAACTTTTGGCATAACCGAAATTAAAGGAGTAGGCGGTTCGGTATACGATAAAATGATGTTATGTCTAGAAAAAAATAAAATAGATCTTAAAACATGTGACTGGGATATGTTTCTTATTGGCTTTGGTCCGTGTATAAAAGTCGATGCTTTTGAAGCTTTAATTCTTAGTGGCGCTTTAGATTGTTTTAAAGTTAGTCGAAGTAAAATGAATCATGAATTAAAAATGTTTAGAGAATTAAGTAAAAGAGAAATCCCTTGGTTACAGAGTTATAAACAAAACCATATTGACCATAACCTAACACAATGTATTCAGGCGATGATTGATGAAAATGATTGGTCAGATCGTAAACGGCCTATATTCCGACGAGATCGAGTAGAGGTCGTTGCCAGCATTGTTGATTCTTTAAAAAATCCGGGTTATGAATTAGTCGATCTTCCCGGCTGGAAAGCCAGAAAAGAAGAACACTATTTAGGCGTAGCATTAACATGCGCACGAGTTGATGAATATGATACTAGTCGCGCCAATTGCACCTGTAAAGAATATGTTGATGGATTTAATTCTCAAAAAGGCATACGTATCGCGGCTCAAATTGACTATATACGTGAATGGAAAATAAAAAAGGGCAATTCAAAAGGGCAAAAAATGGCATTTATTACAGCTAGCGACGGCACATGTAGCTTGGACAATATTACGATGTTTTCTGATGAGTGGACAAAATATCAAAAAGACCTTACTGAAGGCCAAATCGTTTTATTAATTGGTAATCGCGACATAAAACGAGGAAGTTTTATAATAAAATCAATTTCTAAGATCAAAAACCTAGTTTAGATACTATAATAGTAGTATAGAGAAGGATATATGAAATAATGGAAAATTTAATTGAACAAAATATGGGTCTGGTATTAACCATAGTTAATCGATTCAATCCCAAAACCCACCACGATAAAGAAGCATATATACAAGCCGGTCGTATAGGGCTATGGAAAGCTTTAAGCAAATTTTCCCAAGCTAAAGGTAGTAAATTTTCTCCATATGCTTGGAATCCTATTAAGTGGGAAATCATCAAAGAGATTCGTACAGCCTCGGCACGACATAATAATGTTTCACAATTAGATGATCAATACGAGCCTGAATGTGATTATACTCAGCCATTTTGGGAGTGGATACCAAACACCTTAACTACTTGTGAGCACGACATCATAGAGTTAAGGTTGGCTGGCTATAACTTTAAAGAAATTTCCAGTCAATTACAACTGTCTCGATCAAATATTAAAAAAAATTATAATAGTGCTATCAAAAAAATTAAAGAATTAAACTATGAATAAAAAAACAGTACTAGTAATGGGTGAAGCTCATTACTTAAACTCAGGTTTTGGAACCTATACCAATGAGTTACTAACTCGTTTACATAAAACCGGTAAATATAATGTAGTAGAATTTGCTTCGTATGGCAATTTTAATGACGCTAAAAATGTTCCATGGTTGTATATTCCAAACCTACCAACCAATGGTAACCAACAAGAACAAGATATATATAATAGTAACGGATCTAATCAGTTTGGAGTTTGGCGATTTGATAAAGTATGTTTGGAGGTTAAGCCCGATATCGTACTTAGTTATCGAGACCCATGGATGGATGAATGGATTGCTAACTCATCTTTGCGACCGTATTTTCATTGGGTATGGATGCCTACGGTAGATTCTGCGCCTCAACGTCCTGAATGGGTTAATGTGTTTGCGGAATGCGATGCTATTTTGACCTATTCGGAATTTGGTGGACAAGTATTAAAAGAACAAGGTAAAAATAATATTAATTGGATTGGGTGTGCTTCTCCGGGTATTGATCCTACTATGTATAAACCATTGTCTAAACGCGAACATAGAATATCTATGGGTGTAGATCCCGACTGTTTTATCGTTGGAACAGTTATGCGTAATCAAAAACGCAAATTATTTTTTGAGCTTATGAAAGCTTTTCGCATTTTTTTGGACGAAGCGCCTCCTGAAATAAGTCATAAAACATATTTGTATTTACATACTAGCTATCCTGAAAAAGTAGGTTGGGACTTAGCACACGGAATAATTGAATATGGTCTGGGCGGTAAAGTCTTAATGACTTATATTTGCAGGAGTTGCAAACATTTCTTTCCTTATTTCTTTCAAGATGCTCTGGCGCAATGCCCACGCTGTCAGCAAAAAACAGCAGTGTGTCCTACAGTGTCGTTAGGATTGCCTGTAGAAGAACTTCCTAAAATTTATAATCTATTTGATATATATGCGCAATATGCAATTTGCGAAGGATTTGGAATGCCGCAAATAGAAGCTTCAGCCTGCGGGGTTCCAGTAGCCGCTACAGATTATAGTGCTATGCATGATGTGGTTAGACTCACCAAAGGATACCCTGTTCCAGTTAGGACATTCTTTAAGGAAATGGAAACAAATGCTGAACGAGCATATCCTGACAATGCAGAGTTTGCTAAAATTTTAATCAAGTTTTTTTCTCGTTCTGAAGACGACAGGATGCAAGAATCAGTACAGGTTCGTAAGGCTACTTTGGAACGATATGACTGGGACAAAAGCAGTCAAGTATGGGAAAATTATATAGATTCTTACCAACCACACAACCTACAAGGACAATGGACAAGTGCTCCAAGATTTATTAATGTTCCGACTAGCATACCTCCCGAACTATCAAATAAAGACTTTGTTACGTGGATTTTTACTTCTGTAATACACGAACCACACAAACTTTACACAGAAGAAGCAATGAGTCTTTATCGAAGCTTAATGCTCGGTGCTCGCGTAGGACCGGGATTGGTGCAACCAATCAATCGAGAGCAGATTTTTTCACAGTATCAAGCTCGCGCAAACAATCGAAATATCATAGAGTCTGTGCGAGTAGGACAACAGTCTATGGATCGTGAACAATTTTTAATAGAGTCATATCAAAGACACGAGAGGATTATAGGATCATGAACATTTTATTTGTCGGACCCTATAGACAACAGGATGAGTGGGGCTATAGAAGTCAGTTTATACTACACTACCTAAATCAAACTGAACATAACATAGTATCTCGTCCCATATATTTAAACTCTTCTCCTACGTATAATGCGCATATTGAGAAATCAGAATTTGTCAATAACGAAAATCAAAATTATGATATACTAATTCAGTATATGCTACCCTCTTTTGCTGTGTATCAAGGAGAATTTAAAAAACGTATAGGTATATTTCATCACGAAACTATTCCCAACGATATTCCAAGAGTTGCTTTAAACGTAGAAAATTTAATGGATGAAATATGGGTAGATAGTAAAATCGTAGCAAAAAATTTACAAGACATCTTCCAACGTTATAAGATATCTACTATAGTTAAGCCTATGCCTCCCGTTTTAAATTTAGATAATTTACCACCAGATCCGCAAGTACCTTCAATACGTAATAACACCCCCGCTATAAAAGACCGATTTATATTTTACTACATAGGCAATATACATAGCGATAGATCGGGATTTAAAGAAATCTATACTGCATATTTAAATACATTTACTAAACAAGATCCAGTAGCTTTAGTAGTATACTTAGATACGCCCACGCCCCCCAATAATATACAGGAAATTTTCGATAGTTATAGAAAACGCATATCATTTAAAAATTCACCATTACATGATCCTCTAGTACATGTCCTAAATCCTCAACAAGGTATGATACAACCAACAGAAAGATTGGCTATGCACAAAGATGGTGACTGTATGATTCATCTGGACTATGCGATGACACACACATCTACAATACTAGAAGGGGCGCTCTATCAAAACACGCCAATAATTAATCAAAATAACGCCTTACATGAATGGTTAGGTGATGAACACTTTTGGTGTGTCAATTCATATGAAGATCTTTGTACACTACCTCCTAATACAGCACCTCCCGGTTTATACAGATACACTACGGGCGAATCATGGTATCGACCGATTGTCAAATCGCTGTCAGAAACGATGAAGGTAGTATATACCGATAAATTTCAACGCGATAAAAAAAGACGTGCTAATTCTCAATTACGACAATATTTACACAACACTTCCTATAACAATCTGATAAATATATAATTATGAACACAACAGTACCGGTCAAAAATGTTATACGCTCTGTTGATAGGGCTAACAATCTAGAGACCCCATTACATATTTTAAGTATATGTAAAAATAATGAAAAATATATTTCGTTATTATCGTCTACGCAGCATCAGTTTTATATACTACCGCAGCATCCTTGGAACAATATCATAGAAAAACGCCCCGCGAACGTACATACTTATAACGTCTTTTCTCCTCCTTTAGACTTTATTATATGTTATGACAGAGCCGAACAGTATGATGAGGCTGTTCTTTTGTCTCGACAGCTACAAGTTCCTATTATTATTGTAGATATGTGCTCTAAAGAATCTATACGACCTCATCACTTTTTAGAAGACATGCACAATATTGATCTTAATCGTCTTAACAGACATGCGGCCTTAGCCGTTTATAACCACACAGACATACAACAGTCGTGGTCACATAATAATTTGACAGTTGCGCAAACTATTGTTATAGGTGTTGATGTTAACAAGTTTAACAGTATAAATCCAAAAAATAAAAAAGGAATTGCTCTCGATAATAATATTCCGGCACAAATAGGAGCTGTGGTAGCTTCATATGTTAATAACACCCATGATATATTACCCACTGATCGTGACGACACAAACACGCCTATCGTTAATACTACTAAATATTTTATTAATCCGTATAAGCATATTACCGTAAAAACCTTAGAAGCAATGGCGGCTGAAAATGTTGTCATAGCTTTAAATACTCCTGATATCGCCAGCATTATTACACATCAAAAA